CCCTTCTTGGTCATGCGCCCGAGCCACGCCGGATCCCATCGGTGCGACTTCCAGAACAGCCCCTCGGCTATCCACACTATCTCCCTGCACGTGCACTCCCACGTCCGGGAGTCCGTCTTGGTCTTGGAGAGAAACGGGTACTTGCCGTTCACTAGGGCGTAGAGCGCCTCCCGTTGCTCCTCGTCGAGGCCGCACGAGTTCATCGGGTCGGTGGAGGCCACCTTGAAGAACCCCTGCTCGGGGGGCTTCTCCTCCTTCTTCTTCGGCTTGCGGTCGGGCAGTATGGGCTCGGCGTGGAGGCGCACCTGCGGGCGCTCCTTGAGCGGGAAGGCGCTGCCGAAGGCGTCGTCCTTGGACAGGCGCACCTCGAGCACGTCCCTGGACACGGTAACGACCGAGCCCTTGAGGCCGAGCGTGTCGAGCAGCTCGGATATGCCGTATGTCAGTTTCTCTAGGTTGTGGGGCATCGGATATGCATATAGCAAATGGGCAAAATCTTATTTTCTTCTTACGCTATTGCTTTTCTGCGGAATATATATTATATTTATACTTGGAAATATGCTGTCCTATGTAGGAGTTGGATGGCTAAAGAACTTAAATGCCCCGAAAATACGAACTCCTACTTAACGTGTTTTCGGGGCATTTTTCAAAGGAAAAATAACTATGTCGCTAAAAATAAAAGTTAATGAGCATATTAACGAGAATAACATCCAGTTGCAGTTCATTACGGAAAAGGATGAGATTGCTCCGTTAATCGGGTATAGTAAAAATTTAAGTTTTTATGAGAAAAATATTGCATTTGTGTGAAAAATTATATAAATTTAGAGTGGATGCTATAATCTGAATATGTAATGAAGCAAGAGTTAAAGATCAGCGAATACGCCAAGAAAGTGCACTGTACAGTCCGGACAGTATGGAACCGTATCAATGCCGGCCGTCTTGAAGCAAAGAAGACGGACCATGGCTGGCGTATTCTTCTGGATGACGGAATTACTGACCCTCGATACGCGGTCTATGCCAGAGTATCGTCGGCTGAGAACCGTGACAACCTTGAACGTCAGAAGCAGCGACTGCTTGATTTCTGCGCAGCGAAGGGATGGAAGGTTTGCAAGGCGGTCGAGGAAGTCGGTTCCGGCCTTAACGACGAGCGTAAGAAACTATCCAAGCTGCTCGCGGACGAATCGATAACCCATATAGTGGTGGAGCATAAGGACAGGTTTTCCAGGTTCGGGTTCAGGTACGTAGAGCAGCTTCTAAGGCAGCAAGGTCGCTGCATAGTGGTAATCAACGAGCAGGATAACGAGCGGGACGAGCTGATGGAGGACTTCGTATCCATCATCACGTCATTTACGGCAAGGTTGTACGGCCGCAGGCGTTCGCGCCGTAGGACGGAGAAACTTATTGCGGAGCTGAAGAAGGACAATGGATAAGGTAGAGAGGAATGTGTATGCATGCAGCTATACGTTGCCGTTTCGTGGCAACGGTGCACTTCTGCGTGCCATGCACAAGGCGAAGTCCCTCTACAACGCTACCCTGTGGTACTACCGCCAGGCACTGGACGAACATCATCTTGCCGAGAAAGAAAATCGCGACCCGCTACTCGAATATCCGGACTACTACAAGATGGAGAGGAAGTTCCGTGACGAGCGGCAATACAACTATTTCGATCTTCCACAGAAGGTAAGCCAGCAGGTGCTCCGTGACGTGCAGTCTGACTGGCGATCATACGTGGCACACGTGGTACGGAACAAGGCATATCCTGAAGGAAGTCCCGAACGGAAGGAGAAGATAAACCCTCCCCGGTACAAGAAGAAGGAAGGTTATGCCAGGCTGAGATACACCATCCAGGCGATATCATTCAAGAAGTATCCCGGAAAGGCATGCCCTAGTGGCATCGACGTAGGTCTGGATATTCCGTCATTCATCAACCCGTACCGTATCCAGCAGCTGGTTATCGAGCCTGACGGGGCGGACTACATCCGCATCACGTTCATCTACAAGGTGGACCTCGCGGACATGCTTACCGACAACGGCAGGATAATGGGAATCGACCTCGGCGTCAACAACCTGGCAACCTGCGGCACGAACGTTGGCCCGGGAATTATAATCAACGGAAGACCGTTGAAGTCTATAAACCATTACTTCAACAAGAAGTTGGCGAAGATGAAGTCTGACAACGACGCGTTGCTGGACAAGGAACTTAAAAGGAAGGTAGAGACCCAAAGACATCACATGACCAGGAACATCGAGAGACTGTTCAGGAAGCGCAAGTACAAGATCAAGGATTATCTGCACAAGGCGTCATGCCGCATATTCGAATACGCAGCTGCCAACGGCATCACCACTATCGTGGTCGGAAAGAATGTAGGCTGGAAGCAAGAGTGCGACATGGGCACGCAGAACAACCAGAACTTCGTACAGATTCCTCATGCTCGGTTCATCGATATCCTGTCATATAAGGCACGTGCCCGCGGCATCGCGTTCATCACCGTCGAGGAATCGTACACATCGAAGTGCTCCTTCATCGACGGCGAGGACATGTGCCATCACGACAGGTACCTTGGAAAACGTATCAAGCGTGGGTTGTTCCGCTCAAAGGAAGGCAGACTGATAAATGCCGACCTCAACGGGGCACTCAACATTATTAGAAAAGCAGTTCCCAATGCTTTCGCGGAGGGGATAGAGGCGGTTGTAGTTCCGCCAACACGTACATTAGTTGCGTGACTAACCGTTTCATCATTTTTCATTGAAATGCGAAACTATATTAGAAAGACTTTAGATGAAGGATACAAGGCATCTAGTCTCGATGGTTGGGTAGGACCCTCCAAAGACTCTACGCTTCTGAAAAACTTATCCGAAGTAAGGTTCGCCTTGACGGATGGAGAACGTGCGGCCCTTGCTATCTATGAAGGCCGGTTGCCGGGTAAGAAGATGACCGGTATTACGGGAATTCGTAGTAATCCGCAGTATCGTGAGGGCGTTATTGAAATCGTAAAGCACGATATTGCCAATTTCGACAAGTGGTACTGGGCGGAAGTTAGTGGTGTCATCGAGCATTACTTTAAGAAATATGGCGGTTATCCTATACCTAATATCATCGCAAAGGAACTATTAAGTACAAAAATTATAGGCTTGAATGATGATGGTTTTCATTATCTTCGAGAACTAGGAGAAAACAAGGATCTCGTGGAAAAATGCATCTTCGGGTTTAAATCCAAAGAAGAATATGACCGTATTGTTTCAATGAACCCCCGATATGACGAATTCCGGGATAAGGCACTACACGAAGATTTCACGGAAGCAGATGTAAACTGGGCTATCGGTGTAGTTATGGACCTTGATGAACTCTATATGGAATTCGGACTTGGAGAACTTTTCCCTGCGTGGAAGGAATCTTTGGAAAAGGCTGTAGAAATACTGAAAACCCGTAAACTAGACGTGAATTATGTTAAAATCGGCGAAGAAATATTAGAACTTCCCGTAGTAGAACCGCATAAGATGCTAGAACCTGCTATAGTCTAATTATGTACCCGAAGAAAACCCGATTCCCGCCCCCGATATCGCCTGTACCCGGATGCAGGTATACCGCCCGTATGCTCCCCGGAAACGAGAAGGTGGAGGTAGGGTGGAATTGCCCCGACAGGGACACGTGGAAACTCATTCTCGCCGCCATAAAGGCATTGCCCGTCCGCAACTACAACACGCTGACCAAGCTGTGGGAACTCCCGTGGGACGACAAGACGCGGGAGTGGCTGTTCATGTCGGGATGGCCCGCGCCCGATCCCCCCGTGGAGAAGGCGGATTTGCCGGACCCGCTGGAGGAGCAACGGCAGAAGATAGACCGCATGGGGCTCATACCCGGCGCCACCCTGCTCCCAGGACTCCGCCCGTACCAGGTGGACTTCCTCAAGTTCTGCCAGGTAAGGCACGGGAGAGTGCTGCTCGGCGACGAGATGGGGTGCATCTCGGGCGACATGCTCGTGCATATCGACACGGGCGAGAAGGTAGTGGGGATGTCCCTAGAGACCCTGCACCGCAAGTACTCCGAGGACAAGGAGTGGAAAATCAAGTGCGTCCTCGCCGACGGCACCCTCGGGTACGGAGAAATTGTAGATGTCATAAAGAGCGGCATCAAGGGGTGCGTACACGTCACCCTGGACAATGGCAAGTTCCTCATAGCGACGCACGACCACCGCGTACTTACCGAATACGGGTACGTGGAGGCCGAGAAACTCCTGGGATGCAGAGTGCGCATAGACGGGGAGGAGGACTACGCGAAGGTGGATTCCGTGTACGCCTGCGGGATGCGGATGACCTACGACGTGAAGGTGCTGGAGCACGCCAACTTCGTGGCGAACCGGATCGTGGTGCACAACTGCGGCAAGACCGTGGAGGCCCTGGCGTGGATGGTCTACGCCCAGTCCTTCCCCGCCCTCTACGTGGTCAACGCCCCGACGAAACTGCAGTGGAAGAACGCATACGAGGCGTGGCTCTCGAAGGTGGAGGGGACGTTCCCGAAGCCCGAGGTGCTGTACGGCAAGACCCCGCACGAGCTGTCCCCGGACAGGACGTACATAATCAACTGGGACATCCTCGCGGACTGGGTAGGACATACCGAGAAGTCCGAGGACGGGAAGTCGAGATTTATTGCAGACGGCCCGCTGACTAGGCTAAATTTGATGTTGCTGGTAGGGGACGAGGTGCAGGCGATAGGCAACCCGAAGTCCATCCGCTCGATGGCTTTCATGGCTATGGCGAAGATTACACGTGAGGTGATAGCGATGAGCGGCACCCCCGCGATGTCCCGCCCCGCCCAGTTCTGGCCGTGCCTCAACATAATGATGCCGGACGTGTTCCCCGACTACTACAAGTATCTATACACCTACTGCGACCCGAAGAACAACGGGTACGGCATGACCTTCAACGGGGTAACCAACGCCGACCAGCTCCACAGGGCCATCGTGAACTGCATGCTGAGGCGCACGAAGCAGGACGTGATGAAGGACCTGCCCCCCAAGACGATAGAGGTGGTGCCGCTCGAGACCGACCCCGATGCCATGAAGGCGTATGCCGAGGAGGAGGCCTCCATCTTCGGCGGGGGCACGGAGCTCTCGGGCATGAGGAACCGCATCGCGGGGCTACTCCATACGGCATTTACGCTCAAGGAGAAGGCCCTGGAGGACTGGGTGGACTGCTTCCTCCAGTCCGGTGAGAAACTGCTGCTCTTTGCGTGGCATCGTGACGTGGTGGACCTACTTTGCTCGCAGATGAAGCCGTGGAAGCCCGCCAAGATATACGGGGGCATGAGCGCCCACGAGAGGGAAGAGGCCAAGGACATGTTTATCAAGGACGAGGACTGCCGTCTGCTCGTGGCCAACATCCAGAGCGGGGGCGTAGGTATCGACGGGCTCCAAAATGTGTGTAGCCACTGTGCCTTCGCCGAGTTCGCGCACACACCGAATCTACATAGGCAGTCCGAGGATCGCCTTCATAGAGGAGGACAAATGGTACCTGTAACGTCCTATTACCTCGTGGCGAAGGACACCATCGACATGGAGGCGATGGAGATATTGGACAGCAAGGCAAAGGTACTGGATGGGCTTGTGGACGGCAAGGTGGCAGAGGATATGGACCTACTCACCGAGATAATGGAACGCAGGGGCTTCCGAGTTCCGAAAAATTAAAAAAATTCAAAAAAAATAATAAAAGGTATTGACAATTATGTTGGGACAATATATATTTATTAGAGAACAATAAAAGAGGTTACTATTATGTCCCTAAAAATCAAAGTCAACGAAACAAACATCAACGAAAGCAACGTGGATAGGATTATATCCTGGATGCACAAGTATGCCTGTGCCACGATTACCGCATTTCGCAATACGCTTACGAATCTTACCGGAAGGGAAGCCCCCTCGGTAAAGGCATATCTTGAATCCGATGAATATAAGGAACTCGGGTTTGTTCCTCGCGTAGTAAAGAGGGCATGGAACCGAGAGCTGAAATCCACGCTCTTGAAGCTCGGGTATTGGGTAACACCTATCAAAGGTGCATATAGGGAAGCAGGTTGGGACAAGAGTTCTGACGAGGAAAGTTTCTTTGTTGTCTGCCCCGAACGTGAAGATGACTTTCTTATGAATATCCGCAAACTTGGAGAAGCATACAACCAGGATTCTATATTATTCAAGGACTACGGATCTATGGATGCATATCTTTGGGGAACAAATTATGCACCCGCAGACAAGTACAATCCCGGATATGGTAAGAGCAAGTTGGTAGGGCATGTAGAAAAGTGCATCCCGATTGAAACTATCGGAGCATACTCTGCAATACGTGGTGGCGGGTTCGTATTCAAGACGGATGTGCCCGAAACGTTCTACGGTCTACAGAATACTGCTAAGGCCTCTGCATCTAAAGAAAGCGAGAGTGTCTTGATTGCTACGGGTATTACTAGAACTCGTTCTTTGGATGAATATCGTAAACTTTTCTATGAATCAAGGAAATAATATGCTAGATAAGAAAGAAAGTACCAGTTCCTGGGAAAAGACGATTGCGAAAATACGTGCCATTCGGGAAGCACGTAAACTTGAGAATGCATCCAAGTTAGTGACTATGCGCATACCCGTACGGATTATTGACCGCTACAAGGAATTGGCAGCAGCAGAAGGTATTGGGTACCAGACACTTATGAACGAGGTCCTGGAGGCTTCGTTGGAACTTAAATAACTGATTTTGCCCCCTTGCTATATTGTATGGGCGCGCTCTCGGGCGTGCCCTATTTAAGTTTTACAACGCTTCCCCAGAGTTTTACGCATGCCCCTACGCCGCGAGAAGATAGACATTTCCGTTGAACGCAGAGTACTATCGAACCTAATCATGTCCACCACGCTCCTCGGCAGGTGCCGGAAGGTGGGCGACCCGACCCTGTTCGAGACCACGTTGGGCAAGATAGTGTCCACATGGGTATGGGACTTCTACGACAAGTGCGGGGAGGCCCCGAAAGGAGCGATAAGCGACCTGTACCGCCAGCGAGCGTCCGAGCTCAAGGACGCGGACGCGGAGATGGTCTACACCTTCCTCCAGTCCTGCTCCGACGAGTGGCTTCCCACGAACGAGGGCATGGCCGAGGAGATGGCGCTGAAGTTCTTCCAGGGGAGGTCGCTCGCCGTTCTCTCCGACCGGCTATCCCGGTCGGTGCAGGCCAACGACGTGAGCGGGGGCTTCCATGCGATCGCGGACTTCGTGAAGCCCGAGATCCGCAAGACCGAGGTCGTGGACATGTTCGGCGACGTGGAGGCGGTGTCCTCCGCCTTCGACGACGAGGAGGACGTTGTGTTCGAGATGCCGGGGGAACTCGGCAGGGTTATCGGCCCGTTTATCCGCGAGGACTTCGTTGCGGTCATCGGTCCCCCGAAATCCAGCAAGACGTGGTGGCTCATGGTCATCGCGATGCAGGCAGCCTTGCAGGGCAAGGCGGTGCTGTTCGTTTCCCTGGAGATGTCCAAGAAGCAGATGGTGCGCAGGTTCTGGCAGATGCTTCAGGGCAGGAGCAGGTATGGGGAGGAGGCCCCGTGGCCGGAGTTCCAGGAGTGCGACGAGGGCGTGTTCCGTATCGTGGACGGGGTGGCCACGACCCGTCGCGTGGACGTGTCCGACGAGCGCATAGCGAAGGACATGCGTGACCTGCGCAAGATGAGCCGCGGGGGCAGGCTGGAACTGAGGAACTACCCGACGAACTCGCTCACGGTGCGCGGGCTGCAGGCGGAACTCAAGGACATGGAGGTGTACGAGAACTTCGTACCCGAGGTCATAGTCGTGGACTACGCGGACATCATGGACCTCGGGCGGGGGGACTCGGAACGCGACCGCATCAACACCACGTGGAAGGGATTGAGGGGGCTGGCGTCGGAGCGCAAGGGAGTACTGGTGACCGCATCGCAGACCGGCAGGCAGACGGTGGGCGGCAACAAGGACGTAGGAGCGGCGGACGTGGCCGAAGATATCCGAAAGGTAGCTCACGTGACCAAGCTGATAACCCTGAACCACTCCATGGAGGAGAAGGCCAGGGGGATTTGTAGGGTAGCCTGCGAAACCTCGCGTGACGGAGCGCCCTGCATAGACCAGGTGGTATGCACATCGTGCCTCGCCATCGGGAGGCCGTACCTCGACTTCAAGTTGCTGTCGAGAGTGGACATGGGTCAGGAAGAGGAATACCACGACGAGGAATCCGAGGAGAGGGCGCCGCGTAGGGGCAGCCCGAGGAGGAGGCGATGAATGGCGGCAACGTCATTACGCCGCTGAAGGACATGACGCCATACGGGTGGCACTTCGAGCAGAACGTCGTGGACCCGCGGGGAAAGTGCTACGCACTAAAGTCCAGCGAAGGCAGCGGAAACAAGGTCAAGGTCATTCTATACAAGGACTTGCGATGAGGAACCTAGGATTGAGCAACGTATCCCGCGGATGGCGCGTGTTCTGCAAGGACACGCCGGGTGAGCCCATTGCGGGCGAGTTCGGCACCATTTATGCACCGCAGCCGTACCTGTTCAAGACTGACGCATTGAGGACTACGGGTATCCAATGGATAGCAGAGATTGCAGAGATAGAATAGGCTTCACGGCAACGCACGGGCTCGAAAACGCACACAACGGGCCGTTCTTCCTGTGGCTCAACGGCAAGTGCAACAACGCGCTGACCATCAACTCGTGGTGGCATCAGAATTTCATAATGGAATTTATCCCGGTGGAATAGGCTACTTCCACGAGTCGGGCAGAAACCTATATGCGTCTATCGCCGCCTTGCAGTGCCCGCAACACATACCCTTCTTCAGCCTCTGGTACTCAATCGTGTAGCGGTCCGGTTGGTCCTCGTACTGTATCGGGCAGGACGGGCACGGCACCTGGTGTCCGTGCGGGTCGATGTATGCCACCCGGTCGAAGCCGTGCGTGGCCCCGTCCGGATTCTCCTTGTTGAACCCTATCACCCGGTAGTCTATCCCGCGCTCCCTGCAATACGCCTCCTTCGCCTCGCGGTCCAGCTTGTCCACGATGAGTATCTTGTCGTAGTAGGTCGGGAACCTGTCGAGGTTGTGGAAGGCGGCGACACGTATGAAACCCTTCGTCTGCGGGATAGGCAGGAGCCCGTTGGTCTTTACAAGTCCCCGGTAGCCCTCGGAGTCGAGGGCGTAGAGCAGGTCGGCAATTCCCTCGTATAGGGCAGGCTCCCCGCCGGTGAGCTCGATGACCCACGAGTGTGGGGAGATGTAGGTACGGAGCCACGGGAGGAGCCTGCCGTTTGTAAGCACGAAGGGCCTGTTGTCCGTGTTCCGGTACGCCGCCATCGGGCACGTTGGGCACGAGAGGTTGCACCTGGTAGTGAGCGATATCTGCAGGAAGTTCACGAGATGAACGGCCAGGAAGATGCCACTGGACGCTAATGCGTCCGGGAACCCTTCAAGGTGGCATAGGAATGGCCGTACCTCCATAAATAAATATAGCATATATTATTGACACCAGGAAGAAATTATTGTATATTTGATATAAACCTTATGGTGAACACGGGTGAATCCAGATGGCTACTGTAACCTACAACGCGGAACTACGCTTCAGCAACCGGGAGGACCGAGATTACTGGTCCAACCTGCTCGAGACGTCCCGCCAGGCGTACAATGAGTGTGCCAACATACTGGATTCCAACGGCATCCACCTTGACATCAAGTCAGTGCACGCCGCAGTGTACTACGAATTGCGTGAGAAGTTCCCGACGATACCATCGCAGGGGATAATCAAGATATACAAGGATTGCATATCGGCGTTCCGTTCAATCAACAGCAACGGTCATGTCGAGCACAAGGTGCCTACGAAGAAGAACCTTTCGATGCGTCTTGACAAGCGCCTGTATTCCAGGTTAAGTTTATCTTCGATTTCATTATGCTCGGCCAATCCAGGAAAGCGGGTAGATGCCGATATAGTCAAGTACCCGAAGCTGGAAGAGATGTTCGGAAAGTATCCCGTGCATGATCCGCTGATATTTAAGCGTGATGATAGGTTCTTCCTCGCACTGTCGTTTGAGGTTCCGGAAGTACCTTTGAAGAACGAAACTTGCATAGGAGTTGACCTTGGCGAGCGCCGTTTCGTAATAACGTCCGACGGTTTTATGCTTAACGATAGGGAATACAACGCACGTCGTAGGAAAGTTCGCTATCTGAAGCGTTGCCTGCAGAAGAAGGGTACAAAAAATGCCAGAAAGCATCGTAGGAAGCTGTCCCATAAGGAACGTAATCAGTCCACGGACATGTGTAACCACATTGCCAATGCTATCATTGACAGCACTACTGCTAGCATCATTGTCCTTGAAGATTTAAGTAATATCAAAAAGAAAACATCCAAGACTAAGGACGGCAAGAAGAGGAAATCCCACAACCGTAGGATTTCCCAGGTGCCGTTCTACAAGTTCAAGCAAATCCTGTCATACAAGGCACTGCTCGCAGGAAAGCGGGTAGAAACAGTTTCTCCGTTCATGACAAGCCAGATTGACTGCACCACCGGGAAGAAGAACGGCGTCCGCAGGAACCGAAGGTTCTATTGCAAGAACGGTACCATCCTTGATTCGGATTGGAATGCGGCAATCAATATCGCTCAAAAGAGCAAACATCCCTTCTCGTTCAAGATGCCCCTAGACGGGGCGTTGAGAACCTGGAGGGCAGGCCGCATGTCAACCGGCCAATCGCATTTTAGTCTCCCCGGGACTACCGTGGGAGCCTTGCAAGCTGCCACCCTTCAGGGTGGCGGTAGTTGACGGTATTTTAGGGAGTATAGATTATGTCTGTCGTAATCGACACGTTGGAGCCGTTTATAATGTAGGTATACATCGCAACAGCCCCGGTAGGATACTTGTACAAGGCTTCCCAGCTATACTTGTTAGACCCATAACTGAGCATATTATACAGGTACATAGTGGGTATACTTGGACGAACAACCTTTAGCATTATTCGCTTGCCCAAGGAGAGCTGTTGCGTGATGTCTGCGCCTTCCATGGTCGTAGACCATGTTTCCGTGCCCGAATCATACTCGATCTCTACCGTAACGAACTCGTCAGGAACCATAGGCTTCGGATAACCATCCGTGGCATCCCATTCGCAATGCTCAACATCGGAAGCCGTCCACTTGCAGAGATAGTGCCGGGTATTGTCAGTTACGTCCACGAACTCGTACCCGCAGTTACTAGTAATCTTCGACAGGATGTACATGTGTTCGTGATTGTCTTCCGTGTCGTGCTTTACTATGACTGGCGACTGGTACTTGCCGAGAACCTCCTGTATCTTGGCATAGTTAGAGGACACTGGCGTGCTGTCAATATACGGAATCATAACCACGGGGAGCAGGGAATCGAACTCGGTGGGGTCCATCGGGAGACGGTTCGTCATCCATTCGGAGCGGGACACGTTGTTGCCCGTAGCGACATGCGTACCGTAGAGCTGCTCGTATATCAGCGTACCCGTCCATGTCTTGTCCTCCGCAAGAGACACGCACCCGACATACAGCGTGTTGGACGCCACCACATCGGACGAGAGGTTGATGCGGTTGTTCGGTCCGTTGTGGATATACGTGACGGCGTCACGGCCCGTAAAGGTAAACGTGTTGCGGCAATAGATGTCCAGGATGTTGTTACCCGCACCCGTAAGAAGCCACGGGGAACCGACGAGATTACGGAAGTTCAACGAAATGGAGACATCCGTAGCGGCATCTATCATCACGGATATGCGCTTCTTGGCGACCATCCCCGTCGTGCTGCCGGTATCGCCCTTCTTCAGCACCTTGGCGATGTCAATGCCGTATGTGGTTGTAGCGTTGGTAACGCCCCAGTCCAGCATCTCCTGCGTGATGACGTAGTCGTACTGGATGGCGCTGACGACGCGGTTGGTGGCCGTGGGCGTCAGCACGTCGCTGTTGACGTAGTCGCCGTGTATGTCCCAGTTCGGGTTAGTAAGCATAGTTCAACCTCCGGTCACCAATTCTCGGTGGCCCTGAATATCTTGTCGCGGAGGGAATAGACATTATTAAGCGCCTTCTTCAGCCTGTCCGCGTACTGTTGGAATATAGTAAACTTGTAGTCAACGTGCTCCCCGTTATTTGCGGGTAGCTGCCCGATGAACTCCGGGGGCTCGAGCCCGAAGTCCGAGAGGATGTCCTCTAGGTCCTTCATCCTCTGCCCGTTGTCCGCGCACATCCCTGAGAGATTCTGCGCCAGGAAGTAGAGTTCGTGCACGAGGTCCATGAACGACCACAGCTCGGGATCCACGTACTTGGGACACCGCGGTATGGCGTTGCGCATTGTGATATATCGGTATCCTACCCCGTCCTTCGTCACGTTCACGGGCCAGAGGCTCCCGAGGTCGTAGTCGCCATCCGTATGCGTGCCGATGGACACAGATTCCGTCGGGAACACGAGGAACCGGTAGGACTCCTCGCCCGCGGCCCTGGTGGACTCTGCTAGCGCCTCGTGATATACCGTGTAGGACAAATTTCGGGTGTCCGAGTAGTAGCGGGAGTGGCGGAACACGACGTGCGAAGGCTTGGCGCGCTCGTAGTATAGGTCGCTACCGCTCCTGCAGCGGGCGTAGTCCTTGGAGAACACGCTCGTGGGCATCTCCCGGAAGTCCCAGGACTTCATGCCCAGCCACTCGCCGTACACGCCGAAGCAGGGGAACAACGTCTCCCTGCCCTCGCGGACGGAGTAGCCCACCTGGTCGGCGAGTTCCTCGCCCGCGTCGTACACGTCCATGTACTTGTCGTAGCGGGTCACGAAGGTATCGGGGGTGGCAGTAATCTCGCCGTCCTCGAGTATGTTGCCGTCTGGGAACAGCAGGCTGCAACGCACTATCCACTCGGATGCGCCAAGTAGGGACGGGGTGACGAGCGGGAGAGTGGTACCCATAGCCTCGGGGTCGGACAATGCCGTTGGTGGCAGGCCGACCGTATCCGAGGCGTTCCACGCCTCGCCGTACGAGTATCGCAGTATCTCGGAATCCGCTGTTACGGTAGCCTCGCCCACGTCTATGGCTATTCCGTTGGCGAGTACCGAGAAGGCGCGGGTAACGTTCACGGGGGTGGCTAGCGCTTCCCGGTACATCGACGGGGTGTAGGCCTGCGGGAACATCACGAACTCCCTCTTGAGCGGGAGCGTGAAGCGTCCTACGCCGAACACCTCGCTATAGTCGATGGTTACGCCGGGAGCCCAGGCGGTGGAGCAGACCATGCACTTGAGACCACCGTACGATCCGGTGGAACCCGATATCTCCATCCCGAATACATGGCCTACCCCGAGGTCGCCGGAGGCGGAAGCTGCCACCTGGAGCACCGAGAGGGCGTCCCGGTACATATCGGCGTAGGGATCCGTACTGGACGGGTGTTCCACCCCGTACGCCTCCGCCATTCCCTTCCACGACGATATGAACGTACCCTCCAGCGAGGAGTACTCCGTGTTGCCCGAGAGGTACGCAATAAGCGCTTCCGTAAGCCCGTGCTCGGCGATGCCAGTAACGGTAGTAACCCCGTTATCCACCGCCCACTGGGCCACTATCTCCCTCATCCGCTCGTATGCGGACTGCCACTGACGGGCATATTCCATGACGGCGTCGGAGAACACTCCCGATAGCAGGCCCCGCAGGTCGGACGAGGCGGAGTTCCCGCCCGCGACCACCGTGTAGTCCGTGTCGAGCTGGGCGAACGTCCTCCCGACCTGGAGAGGGTGCTCCCCGTCCTGGCGTGCGGTATAGTCCCTCTGCCCGTACACTATCCCGACAAGCGGGGGAACGGCGTCCCTGTAGGAACTGCCCCAGTAGGAGAGGGAACGCCAGAACAAGTCCATGGAGTTCTGCATGTACCACGGGGTATTGCCTACCCCGTCAGCGTACCACGTCTCGGGGTCCTGGTAGTCGGGCAAGGAACTAGGTACGCCATACTTCTTTACCGTGTCTATATTAGGCAGGGAGAACGGTATGGGAGAGAACCCGTCGCCGGGTACCGGGTTCTGAAGCTCGTACCCGTCACGCTCGGTAGTGTGCGTGGGCTTGTAGTAGTATGCGCAGGTCACCTGGGGGCAGATGCTGTCTGTAAGCGGTAGCGGCACCATCTTCTGGTAAAGCCCTCCCCAGTACTGCGCTATCTGCCCGTAGTAACTCTCTACCTGGAGCAGGCCGTCAGTAGCCGAGAGTATGGAGAGCACGACGGACTTGAGGGCGGACTTTATGGCCTCGGCTATCTCGCCGGATACGGATCCGGACTCCGTGGCGAGCAGCCCCAGCGTATCGTGCAGGTACCAGTAGTTGGCTTCGCCCATGTACCTACGGAGCTCGGGAACCTCCTGTATGGTCTCCCACGCCTCCTTGGCGAGGTCCAGCGTGAACGCCTCCCCGGCATTTGCGGCCATGTCGTTAATCTTCTTGAGCAGTTCCTCGTACTGCTTCGCTATCCTGTCTATCTCTTTCTCCCACCCCTTGAGCCAGGAGTCCATCGTCTCTAGGGACTTGCGCTTGCCCCCGGCCATCCCGCGCACCGCCGAGTACATGGCGTCGTAGGCGTTGCGTGCGGCAAATACCGGTCCAGCAAGGTACGGATTGTCGTCCATGGCGGCGATGGCAATGTTGTCGTCACCGATGCCGCCCTCGTCGGGCATGCCGAACTTGGATGCTATGGAGGATAGGAACGACATCGGGCTACTTCACGTCCTTCAAGGCAGACTTGGCGCTTCGCATGTTGGCTTGCGTAATGAGTCCCCTCGTCATTATGTACTGGATATATGCGTAGAGGTGCTTGCAGGGGGCGGGAATCTGCGTGGGGTTGTTTATCTTCATATTGACGTGCCCCGTGGGCTCGGCGGACCCGGCCTTGGCCAAGGGATCCTGCACGTAGTACTTGAAGGCGGGACACCCGCAGAAGATGTCGGACACGGGGGAGAGGTACGATACCTTCCCCGCCTCGTCCTTACGCAGGCGTATGTCCATCGTGTACAGCCCCTGCGTGCCCATGCACGAACCCTGGAACACTACGTCGTCGCCCCACGTGAGGATACGGAGGTGCCTTACCTTCGGCGTGGGCTTCACGTTCTTGAACAGCGTGTAGAACTTGCTTGCCATGTCCTTGAGCGTAATCATAATTTTTTTCTCCTAATTGGACAGTACCCATCCCATGTCCGTATATACGAAGTCCCCGTTCTTGACGGAATACTCCATGTCCATGTCGGCCTTGGCCTGCGCCACCACAATGGACGAGGCGATCGGCTTGGCGTAGAACAGCGTGCCCGCGGATACGGGAACCCTACCTCCCGGTGGCGCCATCGGGAGCTCGGGTGCCGGGGCCTCGTTAAGGAGGGCACCCACGTCCTGCTTGAACTGCTCGAACTGCGCCTCCGCGCCGTCCCGGTTACACCACATCGCAGGGCACAGCTTCCCAGTAATCTGGTTGTGCATGATAATGTCGTTCACCTTGATACCGAACTCGTCGCAGAGCCATGCGAACAGGCGCACAGCGTTGTTGTACGTGTCCGGGTGGAAGTACCACCCGTCGTCCATGGCGTCGCAGCGCTTGGGGCCGTTCTTGCACGAGCACACCTCCACGTTTATCGTGTTCGTGTGCCCCGCTATCCCGGCGTGGCTCATGGATAGCGGCCCCTTGTACGCGGTCACGCCCCACCGCGGTATCTTGCAGGCGTTCTTCCTGCCCACGGGGGAGCCACACGAGTACGTCGTGTAGTAGGTGGTCGGGTCCACCATCTCCCATATCTCGGTGCGCCCGACCATGTAGTGGGCGTTGCTGCCCCGGTCCACGTAGGTCTTGTAGATGCTCCCCATGGCCTTCACCGAGTCGGCATTGTCGCCGATACCCGATGTGAAGTGTATGACGATATACTTGGGGGACATGCGCCCCCACCGCGTTATATGCGCCCACAGCCTATGGCTCACCATTATGTTCGACGGCTTGTCCATGCCTCTAAATATACATTATCTGTCGTTGAATGTATAGCCGAACGGAGTGGAATTTTTATCTATACCTTCCACGGGCTTGAGCAGGCACGCCTTGCACATGTACGTGTTGGGACCTACGGGGCGGGTGTCCTCCGTGGAACCGCAGTCGCAGCACGGGTGCAGTACCTCCCTCGGCTTCCTGTTGAGACGGCTCTTCTCCAGTATGTCCCGGTCGCCGTTGTACTTGTAACTGAACATTATCACTTCCTCACGGGAAAACGGCCACGGAGGGAATTCTCCGTAGCCTCTCATTATATTATAGCGATAGGGCTTACTTCTTAGGGTTATCAACAGCTAACCCAAAATCTACTCAAATTTAACTAAATCTACCGAAAACTACAAGTATTTTTGTGCCATTTATGTTGAAATTCGTTATAAAAATTTATAGATTGTTATAAACTTGAAGTATAAAGGTACAACGAATTAGTCGTGTTCTTCGTTGTATTACGGCAAGAGACCATTTATGATGGCTCGTTTGGGATTGAACTCGACAATAAATTCCGAACGAGCCATTTCTGTATTGTATGAGCAAGCACTGTTGGACATCGAAGAATATGTACGAATCGCAGTTCTCCGCTGCGTTCTACCCTATTCTGTTGTCCGACACCAAGCGGTCCGAAATCATCCATAGGGCAGTGGAAATCCGTGCGGTAAGGAACGATATATCGGAAGTGTTCTTCTCGGATATGCTCGGCTTCCAGGACATGTCCAAGTTCGAGGCTTTCAACTTTTTCAACCCGACATTTAACACCCGGCTTTCCAGCCACTACTTGAAGAAGGCAGTAGAAGATGTATGGAGAGCCTATCAGTTGAGGTTCGATGCCATCCGCAAGAAGATTGAGTTCACCAAGGTTGAAGAACTTGTACCGTCCTTCTACAAGATAAACGTCAAGGGACACAAGAGAGGTGAACTTAAATCCATTGAAGTTCATACCAAGAAGACAGAACTCACGAAGGTTCTTACTTGGCTTGCTCGATACGGCAAGGA